CCTCTATATGGAGAAATAAACGCTAAAGTATCCTTTCTCAGTTCAGCAACAGAAATCAATTTGTTTGCAAGTGCTTGAGCAGTAGAAATGCTATATCCAGCAGATCCCATCAATAAGAAATCAATCTTATAATTATCGGTATTTTCAAATAAGTCATATCCAGATGACAGACCGGCAAGAGATACTGTGAGTGCTCCAGATATTGTAATATCTGCTGCACCATCATAGTTCTTACCACCTGCTAAAGTATTAGTTGAAGAACCTGTAGCAGCAAAAATTATTCCTCCTGAACCGCCATCAGCAGTTTGATCCCAACTAACATCTGATGCTAATGAATATGAAGTTGCAACTCCCGTAAATCCAGTTGTTACAATACCTGCTGGTGCGCTGCCAGCAAAGATATATTGAGAATTGGATGCAATATACTTTCTCCAGTAAGAAGTGCTTCCTGCAGAAAATTCAGCATCTGTTGCTTTTGAGAGTGAAAGATGCTTCTCAAGAATTGTTCCAGCATTTCCAGTAACACTTCCAAGAGCATCAATTACTACAACATGAACTTCATCGAATCTTGAGTTTCTAGCAGCAGCAAATGCTGAAGTTGAAGGTCTTGGTGCAATATTATTCCAATTAATGGTTGAAGTTGAAGTTAATCCGATGGTTTGTTGATCGAACCAATCTACTTTAGAATATGGAGATGTGGTAGAAACTCCTGCATTGCTACTGTTATAAAAAACAATGCTTGTAGAAGAGTCAAATTGATAAACTCCACCTGGTTGATAATCAACTGCAGTTTCAGTTCCGTTTGTAACATAACTCAGAACTTTAACATCAAGAGTGCTTGCTCCAATTCCAGTAATAATACCTTTTAAGTAACCATTTAAGGATGAAGTTGAACCAGCTCCGGGAAGAGTTGTAGTAATTGCTTGAGTTACTCCATATCCAATTACTGCAGAAGTTGTATTAATTCCTAAAGTTTGGTCAGCTTTAGCATCAATGATTGCAACTCTAATGCCGTTTGACCATGAACCCGGATTCTTTGCTGCAACTACTACATTAGAAATAGTATTTTCGTCGTATCCAAGTTGAGTATAGTGATCTAAACTCTTAATTTTTACACTTGAAGCAGTTCCAACAAATCCATTTTTTAAATCTGCATCATCTGCTCTTACAACTCTCAAGGCTCCGCCATATGCAAGATATGAAGAAGCAGTCAACCAATGCTCATAATGCTTATCAATCGCATAGGGCTCTCCGAAAGTTTTCAGTAAATCATTCTCATTCTCTACCAAAAATGGTGAATCTACAGGTCCTTTCGCAAAAGGCGCAACAATTGCGCCGATTTTGTTCGAAGGAGAAGTAGCTCTTCCAATCGTTAAATCAACTTCTTTTACTGTAATTCCAGGAGATGCTAAATTTAGTGGCATCTTTATTCTCCGTCTATCCAGAATATTCTAGAAGTATTTATAAATTCCTACCCCTTGACCGACTACCTATAATCCCACATATGGGAACGGTCACCATATTCATCTACATTCCATATTTCTTCTGACTGAATTTGACTTTGACTATCGGCAAATACCCATTTATCTCCAGTTTCAGAATCAACAAAAGATTCCATTTCATCCAGACCATCTACGATAAAACCAAATGGAGACATATCTTGCTCAATTTGATTTTTTTGCTCTTCATAGATTCTTTTACGAACATCATTGTTCGTCATTTCTTTAAAATAATCTTGAGCAACTAACCAAGAAAAAATAACTAAGCACATCGCTAAGTCATCATTGCATCCCTCTTCTGCCTCAAATGAATTCTTTCTTTGAATAAAGGTCGTTAGTTCTGAAATAATATCATAATCTTTGACAAGTAATTTATCATCTTCAATTAGGGTTCTTAGATTAGAACATCCCAACTTTTTTACAGCAGCAGTCATGCGAACACCCAGTTGAGATTTCTTACCACTAAATCCAGAACCCACAATCTGCCCTGCACGACCTCTCATCGCACACATCAGAACATTATCATATTCAAGGTCGAAGTGAAGAATACTTGCTACTTGGTCTCCAATATCATTGACTTCAATTAATAACCAAGAATCATTATATCCCTTTGCTACTTCATGAATAATGCTTGGAAATAGCATCGGTTTGATTTCATTATTTTTATATTTTGCTACTATCCTATATGGAAAATTAGTAATATCAAAAACAATAAAAGCAGAGTAATCATTACCAATTCCACGAGCAACATCAACTGTGATTAGATAATTATTTTCCTCTTTTGGATGCTCATACACATCTAAACCGGCATTTCTTTTAAGTGGATCATCATAGACGAGAGTTCTTAATTTTGCTGCATTAATTAAAGTATCAACCGATCCTAAAAATTCGCAGTTATGGGATACTATATTATTTGAATAGTATAAATTATCTTCACCAACATCCAATAAATCGTAAAGATATATTCCTTCTTCTACTATTTCATTATATACAATTTTTTTTCCTTGTAAGACATCATCTACTTTAATTGTGGATGCTTTAATTTTTTCGGACCCAAACGAATGATTTTCGGAGCATTTTATTTCCGTTCCATCCTCAAAAATTATCCAATGATAAAATGGTTTATAAACTTTCTGAATACCTGAGAAAGATTTAAACCCAGTGGGGGTTTTTACTAATAAATCTTTATTAAGTTTAAACATTTTTCCAACACTCCTTTAAAACTATTCTTTTAAGTCCTTGCAATGTTAAATTATACTTATCAGCATATTCTTTACAAAATGCTTGGATGTATGACATTTTTTTTCCATTTTTCATAATCAATCCTACCGATGGTAAATCTGGTTTTGTATCAAATAAAATGCGTATTTCCTTTACTTGGTCATCGGTAAGTTTTCTACTAAAAACCCTACCTTTCCTAACTTGCTTCATTTTTGAGATTGTTTCTTCCGAGAAGCAATTTTTCACACCCTTATTCCAAGGAATATTCCCTTTATCTACACCACCTATTCCAGTTCTATCGTAATTATCAAAACCTTCTCCTCCTGTGGATTTATTCCAACCATTTTTATAGGTATCAAATTGTTTTATATAATTAATTTCCAAATTTTTTGCATCTTCAGCAATATTGGTTTCTTCTACAATCTCAAAAATATGTTGAGGTTTGCTATTTTTATGGTCCCTTTTTCTGGTGTTAGGGTCCCGAGTCTGACCAACATATTTAATATTATCGTTCAAATCTTTAAGTAAGTAGATATAATACATTTTTATTATTATTTATAATCCAAAAAACTCACATTCGTTGATAGAGTTCTTCCATAGTAATATCATGAGTGCTACCTTCGTCATCAATTATTTCTATTTTAGTTTCTCCACTTAGACACTCAAACTCAACTTTAAATTGCTGCTCACTTGTGTTTGCAATCGTCTGTGCCTTCCATGCATCGTCTCTACCAGGCACTTCAGACCAATGGACATCTGTAGGTACATATTCATTCTTTCCCCTCTCAGCGTCATGCCACATGCGGTAGAAGTGATTCATACCGCGTGGTGTAGAAACAATAATTACCTTTGTGCTTTGACCAGAAGAAATAGTAGGATAAACAGAGGCAAAGAAGTCATCAGCAATGTGATTCGGGATGAATGCGAATTCGTCAAGAAAGATGACATTATAGGATCCGCCTCGAACAGCAGATGAAGAAGTGGAGTTTGATGAAATTTTTGATCCATTTTCTAACTCTAGAGAACCCTTGTTCCAAGATATAATACCTTGCTGCATCCACTTAGGTAGATTTTCATAAGCAAGTTGTAATCTTCCGAGAAGGTCTCTTGCTGTGGATGCCTTGTTTGCCAATATAGCTATATTAACATTGTCGTTGAATACTGCATAATGTAACAAATATGAAACACAAGTTGTAGATTTACCCGTCTGGCGGGGCATTTTGCAAATATTAAATCTATTCTCGTGGAAGTTTTTTACAAGTTTCTCTTGAAATGGATACATCTTAAAAGGAACAAGACCGTGATCCAAAGAAACAATTTTAATATAATTCTTTGCAAAATATACAGGGTCTTCCTTACACTTTAAGAACTCAATGATTTGTTCTTCAGTGAATTGAATTTGTGTATTTGCTTTTTTCAGGTTTGGATTGCCAAGATAGATGTTATCAGACATAATTTTTTACAAGTTTTTAATTATATGAAGTTGTTGCAGAACCTACTCTGGTTATTCTGAAATATGAGTTTGGTTGAACTATGGCAGCAGCAGCAGATTCCAGAGACACTTGTGGAATAATTGTTCCAGCAACAGTTATTCTGATAGTTCCTTTAATTTGTGCCGTACATTCATTTCCGTTTGATTGTGTTAATTGAACATTTGCCGAAGTATTCCAAGACATATTTGGACTTCGTGGAGTAGTAACACCAGAACCTTTAGTTGCAATTGCTTGCCATCCTTCAGTTTTTGTTGCATTTCCACCTAATGCAAATCCAAAACCATTATTACCATTATCCATTGATTTGAGATAAAAGTTGCATTCGAACAAATATGTTCCAGTTTCAAGAGATATCAAACCACCAGCAGGACCACCATCAGCATCAAAGAGTGGTTGAGCAGCAGTTTGATTTGCAAGTGTATGAATACCTGTAAGGTTTATGAAACGTTCGGTTGGATAAATTGTACTTGTATCTATATTTACCGTAACTGTACCAATTCCATTAGAAGGTGAAATTGTAATACCAGCACCAGCAACAATTTTATTTACAATAGTTGGTTTGTTGAGAATTGATGAAATACCACTGACAGCATTCCAATCAGAATTTACTTGAGCAGCAGGAATTGTTGGTTTGTTTAGAATAGATGAAACACCAACTGTTGAAGTCCAATCACTATTGACTTGAGCAGTTCCATTAATCGTAACTCGTCCTGTTGAACCTGATACTGAAATTCCACCAGTACCAGCA